CTCGGTCTTTCAATGCTTTCAGTAACATCTGAAGCATAGATGGATCTAAATCTATTAAAGATTGGGGTGCGATAGCCGTCTCAATGCTCAAACGAGCAATAAGGTAGTGGATGCTATCGCGCCCTAAACCAAAGGGTCAGACTCAGCAACCTCTACACTCTTTAGAGTTTCGAGAAAGTCTGGGCCGAATGGCTTAACTGTGACTCCACTTAGTCGAAGGCCTTCCCATGCCAACCAATAGACATCTGACTGCTTTTCATCATCGCGAAACGCTTTGTGAAATCCCTTTTTAGCATATAGCTCGAACGCGTATTCGAGGCGAGGTGTGATCTCGATCTCGGTGACGCTGTTGTCCGCTAGTGTGACTATTAACTTTGCCATGCTGTGCCCCTTTGTTTAGTTTCTTAGAATGTACCTGTTGAAGCAACTGCGATAGTACCAGAGACGTTAAAAGTGAGGCTCTGTGTTGAGAGATCGCCTACTGCGCCGTTGATGTCTGTCGTGTTGTTGATCAAGCATGTCATTGTGTAGAGAGGGTTGGTCGCAGATACTGCGGTTCCCTTTTCCTGAAGTAGAACAATCGTGACGTTTGTTCCCCATGCAGCTTGCAATGTAGCAAGTACGTTGGCAGAAGCTGTGTCATTAAGGAAGTCGATTGTGACTGATCCTGATTCAAGTCCTTTTACAAACTTGTGACCTGAGTCACCCATTGCGGTTACTTCTAGTTCATCGAATGATCGGTTAAGTGTTACTGCGGTAACGTGATCTGAAAGATCGACAGAGTTTACCTTCACGCCGACCTTGTTGCTCATAAATACAGCCATGAGATTATTCCTCGTCTTTCTTAGTAGTTACTGGCTTAGGTGTTGCTGGTGCTACCTGCCCGATCTTGATCAGGAAGGCTTCTTGCTCTTTTTCCCACTCGGACATTTTAGCTCCAACTCGTTAGGACTGAGATATTTATATTACATGTTAGTAGATCACCTGAAACGGCATTCAGTACGGCTGGAGCCGATACCTCTGTGACGTTATAAGTGTATGAAGATGCAGCGAGCAGGTTAAAGACCCGAACGATGTCGTCTTCAATTCCGTTGAGGTTGCCTTCATTGTCTAGCAAGGGAACCATGATTGAGATAGTGAAATTAGCCATTGGTGAAATTGTGCTATGCCATCCGTTAGACGGCGAGATGTATGGGTCAGAAGGACTGACTATGACGCTGTTAGCGATTACTGTCGCAGGTGGAAAGCTAAATACTGAATACTTTGTGTTATCTGTAAGTGCTGCTGCAATACCTGCGCGGAGTGTTGAGATGGCGGCCATTAGCCCACCATTGAACGCGGATCAAGGTAAGGCGCAAGTAATCCACGCACTCTGGCTACAAGTGTCGCAGACATTGTGAACGGGCTAGGCTGGAATCCATCGAGAGAAACAGATTGACCGCTTGGGGATTGCCTTGCCTGCCAAATCGTAATGGCAACCATTAAAGATGCTTCTTGTATCGCTGGAATGGTCGCAGGATCAAGATAGGTTTCGCCTGCAACTGTGCCTAATGGATTAACTGGATGGTAAGGCGCTGGAGTGTTGTTGTTGCCTGTGATCGCATAAGTGATCGAATAGTCGCCAACTTCAGTAATTGTTTTAGATCCATTATGTTTTGATCCGTTGCCAGATACAACTACTTGCTGCCCGACATAAAATACGTCGAGGGTTGGATTATCAAAATAAAGTGTGCCCGTAGATGCTGTGTTGCTGTGAGCAATGTTAAAAGTTGAGTTATTCCAGATAAAAGGCAATAGGACGTTATCTGAGGCATCGCAGACAGATTGAAGGGTCGCGTCTGAATACAGCGTGCCAACTCCAAGTGCGGTTCTTAATTCGCTGACTGTCGTGAGAGCCATTGTTATCCTTTCTAAAGACTGGCGGCGTAGAAGGGCACTACGCCGCCAGCGACTTAGGTTCTATCTAATTAAGATAGGTTGAAGCGGCGGATGCCTGCTCCAGCTGCCTTCGCGTGAATTGCGAGGTAGCCGTACATGTTGATCTCAATTTCGCCAGATGTCAAAACATTTAGACGAAGATTTGTAACAGGAGATTCCCAAACATAGACTGAGTTTGGAGCAACGAGGAATGCTGATTCATCAACAATTCCTGATACTGAGATGTTGTGATCTACTACAAGATCCGCACCTAGTACGCGACCGACGACAGAGTTGATTGAAGCTGCGCCTGAAGCATTAGCAGGTGATTCCGCTGTGAATAGTGCGCGGCCAGTTGTATCTGCGTATCCGAGGATCGCAGCCCATTGGTCAGTCGATGCGACTAGCTTGTTAGCGTAGTCTCCACCTGTTGCCTTGTATGCTGCTGGACCCTGTGTAGCGATGAAGCTCTGGAGTCCTGCTGCTGTTGCTGCTACGCCAGTTGCCTGAGTTCCTGCTGAAGTAAAGTATGCAAGAAGTGCGTTATCTGTTGCCTTCTCATAGCCTTTGCGCATTTCGTCCATAAGCAATGTCTCGAATGCAGGATTTGAGAAATCAAGAAGTTCAAAGCTCACGCGGTTAAGTGTTGAATACTTAGCGGCTGTGACTGTGTCGTATGTCGAAGTCATGCCTGTCTCAGATGGTGCTGCACCTTCAGCTGTTACGGCCGTCGTTGGTGCTGTGCCCATCTTTGGAATCGTGAAGCTAAGCTGAGGAACTGCACCTGAACGTGTTACTGCATCGAATGCAGGACGGCCTGAGAATGTAGTTGTGTCGAACATGTTGAGATGTGCTGGCAATGTCAGACCAGTATTGGTTGAAGTCGAATCATCGGCTGCGCGAACTACACGACGAGCTTCGTCATCGCCCATTGCTGCCTTGATTTGTGCTCCGAGATATTGTGCTGATGTGATTGGTGCGACGCGATCCTGTGAATAGGCGCGTGCTGTAATTGTAGGGCGAACAGCTTCTACAGCCGCAGCCTCTACTGGTGTTGCTTCGACTGTTGTGTCTTCCACGACTGTCTCGCTTTCTGTAGGTAGGGTTTCTTCTACGGCTTCAGCTGGCGCTTCTTCCGCTGCAATCTCTAGCACCTGAGCAGACTTAAATGCTGGCTCAGTAACGAGAGAAACTTCTTTTAACTTGGCAGATGAGACGATTGTCAGTCCATCGCGTGTTGGCTTTGATGCGATAATTTCCGCACCGATTGAGAGACCTGAAACTAGGCCTTCGCTAGCCATGATTAAACTATCTGCGCCTGCTTGGCTGCGAGACAATTTGAAGGTCGCGTAAATACCATCTGCGCGAGTTTCTGCGCTAATCATGCGACCTACTGGCTTCTTCATGTCATGCTGGCTAAGCAACTTGATCTTTGTAGGATCTGTGATCTGGATAGACCCAGCCTCGAAGACTACGCCGCCGAGATTTGTGTGACCGACTTCGCCAGTTCCCATAGGCACGATCTTGCCTGAGATTTCACGGCGATCTTCGCTGCACTCAATAGAGTTAGCCTCGATGTATAGAGTTTCCATTTAGCTCATTCCTTCGCTTCCGTTAGGAGTTAAATCTGACATTTCCATTGCTTGCTCTGTAGAGATAAGGCCTAGGGTAAGCAACTTTTCGAGAACCTGTAATTCAACCATTGGATCTTGCTTTAAGAATGTGTCAAAGACGGCGAAGCGTACTTCGTGTCCTGAGGTGGATACGTCATCCATTGAGAGGCGAGTCTGGACTGCCTGAATGTAAGGCTCGATGGACATAGCATAAAATTGCTTGCGCTCATCTTGAACATTTGAGTAAGTCATTGACTGAGGATCAGATGAGAGATAATAAGCTGGCACATTGCAAACGCGTGCCAGTTGCGTCGAAAGTGATTGTATCGCGTCGTTGTAGAGCATTTCTTTAGGTGAAAACGCAACCGCCTCATAACTTAACGTCGATGTGAGGTATGCGGTGGAGTTATTTTGACGGCTGCGTTTCCAAGCTGCAAGTAAACCTTGAACTTCTGCTGGTGGAAGATCCGCGCCTGTATTTTTTAAGAATCCTGCCGCTTGAGGCTGAGCTGAGTTTACTGCGGCTGCTCGCTCAACATCTATCGCCGCCTGAATTGTGCGCGCTCCACGCTCCAAGATTCCTTCATCGAATCCCTGAATTGTAATGATGTCATTCATGCTGATTGGAGTTGAATCAACATAGTATTGCTCGATCATGATTCCAAGAACGTCAGTCGTAAAAGTTACTCTATTGTTGGCGATCCACTCAAACGATGCAGGACGGCCGTCTTCTGCGTAGCGTTCTTCTACGAGAAGATAAGCGACCCCGTACATCATGAGGGAGTCGATTACCCAAGTTAAAGTGACGAAAGATGGCTGAGATTTAGATAATTGAGTAATCCAACGAGGCGGCGCAATCACTTCGCCAGTCTTCTTGTTGTAATACTCCAAAGGAATGCTAGCAACTGTGCCACAAATAAGGTTACGGGCGCGAGCTACTGACGGAACCGACATCGCTTCTTTGCGCGAGATGCGCGGCATGATCGCAGAATTGAGCGAGAAGATACTCTCTCCCATTACCTGCGGAGCGTATTGAGCTTCTAACTTCTTTGACTTACGATCAAATAGACCCATAGAGGGCAATTATACACTACTCGGAGTAAATAGCCGCTGTTTGCTGTGGTTTTGTCAGTTTCCAAACTATCATGGCGACGCTGATCGGAATTGAAATATCGCCGCTTGATTTCCTCTTTACGATTCTCCACGCGGAATCTGAAACTTTGGCTGCCACATTGTCAAAGGACTCGATAATAGATCTCTGTCCATTGTGAACCATTTTTTTATTCACCATCGCATCTAGCAAATCTCCGCAGGCTTGGTAGAAGTTATTAGAGCTGCAATCTTCCAAAATCTGGCCAGCATTGGAGAGGCGGTCGGCGATCGACTGAGTTGCGTACTTGTCAAACATTATCTGCCTAGGGCGATAGATGTCTGCCCATCCCTTGATGCCAGCGGCTACTTCTAGATCGTTAATAGCGATGTCGTTATGCCATTGTTGGAGTACGCCGACTCCGATGCGGCCATCTGGCAGAACTTGGCCAGCGCAGAGCGAAGCCATTCTTTTAGAAGGGGAGACATCGAAAGCGAAAACTGTATAAGGCCCAGCTGACATCTCTAGACTGTTATCTCCGCATTCCTCAAGCGCTCCAGCAGGGAACGGACTCTGCAAACTGGAGACCCAGAGACAAAGTAACTCGGTCATGATTGCATCATGGCTTGATGTCGAGAGGCTTTCTTCAATAGCTTCTCTGGACACTCTGATTCCAAGGGCAGGGTTGGCCATTGCTACCCCATCCCAGAATGCCTTGGAGTTAACATCTACTTTAAGCATGTTAGGCGCTGAATACTCATAATAGCCAAATGTCTTAGGTGGATTCTCGCTTGCCCTATCTTTAAGAGAATTGAGGGGTTCTGAGAAAGCATCGCCAGCGTTGCTAGTCCAGAAGGTCTGGCCATCGGTTGCTCTGGTAGTTGGAGTGATCGCTGTGAATGCCTCGGTTGACCATTCACGGAGTTCATCACCCCATGTGAAATGGCTTGTACGTCCGCGGCTGCCATCACGAGTCGCAGCCACTACATCTAAACGACCGCCGCCAAACTCTGGAAGTAGTTCGATTGACTCAGTTCCATTGGCGTATCTGATTGCTTTGACCTGAAGGTTCAGAAAGTCATGGCTTTCGATTAAGTAGCACATTTCACGAAACGAGACCAAGGCCATAGCTCTATTTGATGAAGCAATGAGGACTCTAGGGCTTTTGAATAAGAATAGGTGCGCTAGGCACATGATGCGCCCTAAATGTGACTTTCCTGATTGACGTGCTACCAACAATAGCCCTGAGCGACGCACAAATTTATCTTTACTGTCGATCGTGAAGAAATCACGCACAATCAGCTCTTGCCAAGGCATTAAAGGCTCGCCTAGTTGTTTTGCGAACTCAATTACTTCATCACCTCGCGTTTTGCCTTTAAGGAATGGCGTGTGAACCCTTGGTTTCGTTGCCCCTCGTAGCGCTTTGGAACCTTTGGTAACCATTAGGAACCTTCTGGGCTAGGTCGGTCTATAAACGGACTGTCTTTGACTGGTCTTGACCGAATCGGGGAGAGAATGGAAGA